TTGTTTGCATAAGTTTTTATCGATCGCACCTATACCTGCTAACACATAACTCCATATTCCATAACCTGCTGATCCGTCTAAATTTATAAAATCTTTAGAATTTGGAACCCTATGTTTCGCTATCTCAAGTATAAGTTTTGTTTTTTCAGTTTTTGCTTCATCAGTTTGCATATACCGCCAGAATTCACTATCATCTCTTCCAGCCATGTAATGTATATTAAGAAAATCTCTATAGTTTTCAAAAAGCAATGTCATATAATAATTATAATTTGTTACAATATGCTCTCTATGCACATATTCGGTTAGGTTATTAGCAATACCATTGTATATAAAATATAATAGTTGCATGATAGTACTATGTATACTAGTTGCTTCTAATGGTTCAGCAAATGCGCTGGACAATCCTACCGCTAAACAGTTTTTACGCCAGTTGTACTTTAATATTCCGGTATCAAATTTTAAAACTCTTATAGGATCGATTTTTTGTCCTAGTGTTTTTTCTATTTCTTCTTGTGCTTTTTCTGGAGTAGTAAATTTATCACAAAATACATAACCGCAACCTCTTCTTTCTAAAGTTGGAATCTGCCACATCCATCCATACTTTTGTGCCCAAGCAACAGTGTATGGTTTAGGAGTTTCTTCACTTGGTAATAAGAATGGCATTGCACTGTTTACAGGCAAAACGTCACTGTAAGATACCCACGGGTTGTCTAATTTATCCATTAAAACACGTTGGAATCCGCTTGCATCTATAAAAAAATCTGATTCGATAATCTGTTGGTTATCTAACATCACACTTTTTATAAAACCTTTCTCATCAAGTATCACATCTTTTACTATTGCATCAATGTGCTTAACTTGTGTGGCTTTAGATTTAAAATACTGTCCAACCTTATGTGCATCAAAATGGAAACTAAAGTTTAGCTCAGGCAAAGATCTATCAAAACCATACTTATAGTCCACTAAATTATGGTCTAGCATTATTCCTTCTACCGAAGTATGATGTATATTCTCAGGATCAGTTATCATTTGGTGTAAAAAATGCCAATCTCTTACTTGGTTTGCAGTTCGACTTCCACCTAAAGGTCCAAAATATTGCCATTGTGGTTTCTTGGTCCAATTTTTATGCATAATACCATATTTTAAAGTAGCTCCAGTTTTGATTATAAATTCTTCAATATCTGTACCAAGGTCCATAACTTTATTACTGAGTAAACTTGTAAGTATTCCTGTGCTACCTTCACCTGCACCTATTATTCCTATAGAACTAGATTCTATAAGCGTTATGTCATATTGCGGAAATGCTTTGCTTATCATTAATCCTGCTAGCCAGCCAGCAGTGCCTCCGCCTACAATTACAATTTTCATTTAATAACCGTCCTCATCATTTTCATTTATACGCATCATAACATTTACTGCTGTTGTTATTCTTAATTTATTTGAAGTATGTTTTGGTGCAGTGTGGTCTAACCAACTTGGAAAAAACAAAATATCTCCTTCTTCAACTTGAATTTGTATCCTGTCTTCAAAAAAAGATTCAGGTAAGTAGTTGATATTTTTGGTAGGCATAATAGATCTTATAAGTTTGTAATTTGGATTAATGAATATAGTTCCGTCTTTTTCATTATCTATCTGCACATAATGAACAAAACTGTAATTAATGTTAGATGCTCCCCCTACATGATCATGTATCCATTCTTTTGAATTATTTGAGGTGAAATTATACCAACCTTTCATCCTGATATTCCATTGATCGATTTGCTTAAAACCAATTTTAGCTAGAACTTTTTTAACATCAGGATAGTACCTATCTAGTATATAAGGCCAATGGATCATTGCGCCGGAATTTGGCAAATAATCTGTGTAAATATTCTGTAAACCACCATTAGGTCCTAGGTCTTCAAACTTTGGGGAAACGTGTTTAATTAGATAATCTTTAATTTCTTCATGTTTATCTGTTTTAAACTTGTATATGTGCAAAGGAAATAAATTAATTTCTTCTATCATTGTAAATCCAAACTTAACATATTATTCAATTTTGTATCCATAAAAAAACTAATACCGATAGTCATTCTCCAATCAGATTGGGGCGCAAGAGCTTGATGTAAAAATAAACCGTGGAACAGAGTAATTTTTCCTTGTTTAAACTTTGATCTGTATACTTCTTCTTGGTCATTTTTTAGAGAATGATAAAATACAGTATCTCCGTCACTGTCATTTAGATAATATATAGCAGTCCATAAGTCTTGATCATTGCTTGTATCTAAATGTTTTGCAGGAGATTGATTAGGAAGTTGTCCATTGACTGCTATTCTCTGTAAATCAACATATTTTGCTTCTTTATCAATTTTATTTATCAGATCATATTTTATAACATCTAACAAATTCATTATGATATGAGGTTTAGCTAGATTAGTTTGTGTTTGTTTTAGATATAAGAGTTTTCCAAAATATGGTTTACCATCGTCTTCGCTTGCACCATGATGGTTATATTCAAAACCAAAATGTTTAAACTGATCAACTCCGGATTTTTGCATCCAAGTTGGTATAACATTTTCAAATTCAAAAATTAATTTTGGATCTGTTTTTACAATAGGATTGAATTTCATTAATCATCTCTATATATCGTAAGATTCATTGCTATTGTTGCTCTTATTTTTCCGCTATTTTGATATGGAACAGCATGCCTTACATAGGACGGAAAGAATACAATATCACCTTCATCTACTTGTGGAAAATGATGAGGTTGTGCCCAGTCAACCGGCAGTTCTTCGTCTGCTCCGCACATATGTTGATTGCGTAAAAAAGTGTGGTGTATTGGATTAAAAAATATGGTAGATTCATGCTCACTAGGATCATAAATTAAGTAATGAATAGCACTGTAAACACAACTAGGAAAACCGCCCATATGGTCATGTTCTTCTTGCTGTGATCCTTGCACACCAACATTAAACCACAAATCCATTCCTGTAAACCATTTTCGATTTTTGCTGAATCCTGCTTTTTCTTTGAATTTATCTATAGTGGGCTGGTATAACTTGATCCATTCTTTTTTGTCAAGTTTATCTATGCCTTCGAAATAGTCACTGTACAAGTTTAAGTGCTTGTTGTTAGGAGGCATAGTATCAATAACAGGTAAAATTTGTTCTACAAATTTTGTTTTTATTTCGTTTTGATTTGGAATATGTGTTTTGTATATAGGTATATCAAACAAACTTGTTTTAAAAATCATTCGTCTATCCACTCACTTTTTATCGATAGCAAAGACATTGGATTTTCAGAATCTGTAACCTTAATAAAAAATAACAAACTCAGCCGAGGCAAATTTGAAACTCTATAGTCATTGGGCCTATGCCACATATTAGAATCATATGCAACAAATCTGTTAAAAACATTGCCTACATTAAGTGTTTCTTCAAATTGTTCATGATTGTTTTGCAGATCTTTTAAGTATTGGCTGGTGACTTCTTTGGTAAGATTTAGATGAGTTCTTGACTTATAATCTTGAGTTTCAAATTCTTCAGAATCCTTTTTTTCAAATATACTAGTGCCAGTAATCATAGAAGAAGGCTCAGGATTTAAGTAGACTAGTCCTGCTAAATTACTATCGTCATTGTGTATCCATCCTATGTTTGCTTCCTCTACATCGTATACATCGTTTTTATGAAATCTTATGTCAATTTCAAATTTCTTTAATCCATAAAATATTTCGTCTGCTATTCTTTTTGCAAAATGTTTACCAAATTCTATAACTTCTTTGTCTTGAGATGCAAAAAGATCCTCAGTTCGTTGACCTGGATAGGCTTGATTATTTGAGAAATCCAGTTTATCTGCAAGTTGCATAACTGCAAATGGATTGGCAAAAAAACTGTCTTTGACTATTGTAGTTCCTGTATATCTATGCATATAGATACTTATGTGTCAAAATTGTATTTTATTTGAATCTTGAACAATAAGTATATGTATGAAACACACTCTAGCTCATCCACATAAAAAAGTTCAGCTTTTTCCTAATTATTTGTTTGTATACAAGTATAGAGACTGGCCATATGACAAACAAAAAATTATCAATGCAATAGATGAAGAAGAAAAACAACAAACCAAAAGAATCGAAAGCGGTGTAGCTGAAACCATGAAAGGTAATGGTTTAGTTGAAGGAGATTTTGATTTTCTTAAAAAATCTGACAAGTATCCAATCATAAACAAACTTAATGATTTCTTTCACGAAGCAATAGCTGATGTAATAACACATGCTTTGCCTACAGAAGATCCCGCCTATGCCTTGAAAAAAGACGTAAAGGAAATATCTCCGATGATATTCGAATCCTGGTATCACAAAACTAATTCAAGCGGGTATCATTCGTTACACTGCCATCCGGGGTCTAGTTGGGCGGGAATTTTTTATGTGCATACCAAAGACTGCGGATTACAAAATGGCAACGGTATTAATAGATGGGCAAATGTAAACAGTTTCTGGGGTCCTGGAGATCTTGGTTCGCATTGGTGGAATGGTCCAAGTATATATGGAATTGAGCCAGACGAAGGAACTCTAGTGTTATTTCCTGCTTGGATGTACCACGAGGCTACGCCCTACCAAGGAACTGATGACCGATACGTTATTGCGTTTAATAGTGTAGTTCTTGAAGGACAACATAATGATTGATGTCTATGATAATTTTTTAGGACATTTTAATAGATTAAGTCTACTTAAAAATTTAACACATTTAGCATACAAAATGGGAGAAAAAGATCGAGAAGATACTTTACCTGTTGGTATGGTGAGTGTAATAGACAATGATTTTACTCAATTGCCAGCTTTAATAGAAGAAAAGCTAAATTTACCTCAAAAAAATATTGTAAGGTGTTATGTAAATTGTTTTTCTCCCAAAGAAAATCCTTATTTCCACAGCGATGGTGATTGCATTACAATATTATATTATCCCAATGACGGTGTTGATATAGACCAAGGGGGAGAAACACAATTTTTGATAGAAGATTATATCAAAGCAATTCCCTACGTTCCAGATAGACTAATAAAATTTGACGGGAAAATACCGCATAAAGCTACAAGTTTTAGAGACTACTATAGATTTACTATAGCTATAAAATATCAAGGAGTTTGAATGAATAAATTTTTATGGAAGGTTGAAAACGGATGTTTAGATTATACTCCTGTAACAACTATAGAAAATGCTATTACAAAAAAACAAGCTCAAGAGATATCACAACAAATTTTAGAATTTAGCAAGACTGAATTTTCAAAACAACACGAAAAATTTGCTACAGATAATAATCCTGGATGCTGGAGAGGCTTTGCATTAGAAGCACCAGATGATGTGCCTGGATTGTCAAAAGAAAATAAAAAATTGATTGTAGATACTATACAAGAAGCAGGCAAAATGTATATGGAAAGTTGGCAACAGCCAACCAACTTTTACAAAGCAACATGGCATACTGAACCATTTGATATGAATAACATGGATATACACGTTTGGTTTAATATAAACAACAAGGGTGCTGCCAATATGTTGCACAACCACCACGGAGCGTTGTTTAGCGGTGTATTTTATTTTCAAGCAGAAGATACTGGTCCTTTTAGAATGTATCCTGATAATTATATAGTAGGTTATACACATCCATGTTGGCCGTATAAGGGTACAAGTTTTCATTATCCAAAAGACGGTGATCTGTTGCTATTTCCTAGTTATCTGTCGCATGATGTACCAGAAAATCCAATTGATAAACAGCGAATCAACTGTGCCTTCAATGTATCACCTAGACCAAAAATGTCACAAGGTTAATATTCCGATAAATATATTAAGAATAGGACATTACAATGGCATCGAATAGCGCACCAGTAGTAGATCGAATACGAATTATTCCGCGACCTGATGATTTTCTAGATAGAAATTACGGAAATAGCGGTGAAGTTTTCTTTGACAAACAAACAAAAACCCTACGCCTTTATGACGGAAATGAACAAGGCGGATTTTCGGTTGTTACAGATAAAAATATAGCTGAACTTATCGGACAAAGTGGTGTTGGTGTTGTTGATTATACAGTTACGGTTGTTGGTCCACAAGGAGATGATGTAGGCAATAAGTATGTAATAGACGGTGTCTATAAACCAAATCTTAATTTTGTAATTGGTTATACATATATTTTCGATCAAAGCGATCAAACAAACGAATACTATCCAAATGCAGAATTCTCCACTACTAATATACATCCATTAAATTTTAGTTCAGATGATATAAGTGGAGAACTAGGTGGAGGAACAACTTACCTAGATGGAGTGAAATATAAAATTGACAACGATGTTGTTACAAAAGATGTGTATATACAAAAATTTGAAGCCGCTACTACTAGATCTGTCCAAATTACAGTAACTAGTGATACTCCTACCACACTCTATTATTGGTGTGCAAGACACACTGCTATGGGAGGAACAATAACAGTAGCTCAACCAGGTTCGGGAGCAGGCGGAGCCGCCAGCATTGAAGTCAGCGATGCTGTGCCTACTGATCCTCAAAATGGAACACTATGGTTCAACAGCACTACAGGTAAAATGTATATCTACGTTACAGATGAAGACAGCAGTCAGTGGGTACAGCCCAGTGTACCAATACAACGTGTAAATCATTTTAATTCTGTCACAACAGGAGATTCTAGTCAGATATACGCAGTAGGAGAAAGTGTTTTAAATTTTGCGGCAGGCCCAGGAATAGATATTTCTACGGACTCTTCTAACACTATACAAATATCTGCTACAGCTACAGGCAGCGGTGGTGGCGGTGGTGGTGCATCTATAGGAAACTTTACCCTAGATGCAAGCGTGATTGATACTGACGACAGCAGTGAAATAACAATTACACCGTCTTTAAAATTAAGCAGTGATCTACGTGTAGAAAATGATATAAGAGCAGACAATCGCATATATGCAAGTGAATTTATTAGCACAACAAGCGGTGCACCATTTATAGACAGTGCTAGTACAATAACTTTACAAGCACCAGACGGGGTTACTGTTACTGGTACTGTGAATGCTGATTCCGCAACGATTCCTGTGTTTAACGGTAATACAGTCTTCAATGGTAATGTTACTCTTGGGGATGAGAGTAGTGACAGAATTACTTTTACAGGAGTCATAGCTCCAACTGCTACTATTGCAGGGGATACCACTGCCTCAAGTGATACTAATTTAAATCTTACAAACATTGGTGGTTTCATTGGAAAATATATAAGTGCCAGTGAGTTAGGTGCGGAAAAATTTGCTGTAAGTGCAGATGGATCAATTGTTTCTGCTGGTAGTATAACTATTAATACAGATAAGTTTACCGTAACTGGTGCATCAGGCAACACAGCTATTGCTGGCACTCTAGATGTTACTGGTAACGTCAATGGTTATCCAACACCTTATAAGATGGGTGTGTTAGATATGACAGGTGCTACACCTAGTTGGACAGGTGGCGGCGAATCAGGGATTGCTGATAATGGTAACGGAGACGCAACAATTACATTCTCAGAGGATATTGCCGCATCTACAGAAGACTTCCAAGTAATGGCAACAATTCAAGATCAAACAACAGGACATATGGTTACAATTTCAAAACCAGGGGTAGCAGATATCAGAGTAGTAGTAGAAGATGATGCAGGTACTGGCGTAGATGCGAAGGTGTTTTTGATAATATACAAGGTAACATAATGAGTGAAAGAGAATATGCTGTCATAGTCAACAAAGGAGTTGATTTGGCCCAATTAGAAAGTGAATTAACTTCTTCTACTGGTGCTGGACCAGTTCCTTCTAGATCTGTTGATGTAGTAAACGCACGAAAAGGTTCAAAACGTATTACGCATTTTGCTTTGACACAAGAAGAAGCACAAACTCTTGAAAATGATCCAAGAATAAGAGCAGTTGAAATCCCCCCAGATCAAAGAGACGATATTCAAATAGGTTTAAAAAGGATACAAGAAGGAAATTTTGGTTACACCACAGCTTCAGATGCATCAAAAGTAAACTGGGGATTAAGAAGATGTATGGAAAAAGCCAATGTGTTTGCCACCGAAAGTGATTCTACATATGAAAATATGCCAGGATCATTTGAATATGCTGTAGATGGAACTGGAGTGGATGTTGTTATTCAAGACAGCGGCGTAGAACCAACACACCCAGAATGGGAGGATTCTAACGGTGATTCAAGATTCAAAGCTATAGATTGGTATGCAGAAAGCGGAGTGTCTGGAACACAAAATGCAAATCATTATAGAGATTACGACGGACACGGTACTCATTGTGCAGGAATATCTGCAGGCAAAACATATGGGTGGGCTAAAGGTGCGCATATATATGGTCAAAAGCTAAATGGATTAGAAGGTACAGGAGACTCTGGTACTGGTATTCCGATTGCAGATGCTTTCGATACCATTAGAGAATGGCATAATGCCAAAACAAACGGACGTCCTACTGTTGTCAATATGAGTTGGGGCTATACAACAACCACAGCAGATGATCCTGTCAGTGGTGAGTACAGAGGCACGGTTTGGAATTATCCTGGAACCTACTCTAACTCCACAGAGTTATGGACTGCGACAGGTATTGTTCCTACTGTAGGTATAGTACGCACATTACCAGTCAGAAACACTTTTGCAGATGTAGAAGTAGAAGATATGATAGACGACGGCATACATGTTTGTATCGCAGCCGGCAATGATTATTATAAAGGCGTACTTTCAACCAGTCAGGATTACAATAACTATGTAAATTTTGGCTTGGGAGCTGTGTTTTATCATAGAGGGTCAAGCCCACATGATGATAGAGCCTTTATAGTAGGAAATGCAAATACAAATGTAGACTATGCAGTGCAAGGTATTCGCAATCAGGACAGAACAGCCGGTTCATCGTCAAGAGGAGAACGTGTGAACATATGGGCACCAGGAACAAACATTATGTCAACTGCGAGTAATTTCAATAATACATTTGATTACACACAATACAATTACCCAGGAAATAGCTCTTATAAGATAATGCAAATATCAGGGACAAGCATGGCATCGCCGCAAGTTGCGGGCGTATGTGCTCAATATTTACAGGTCAATCCAACTTTGACTCCAGATCAATTGAGGACAGCATTATTAAATGATTGCGATAATGCTATGTATAGTTCAGGAAGCGATACTGACTTTTTAAACTATTTCAATAGTATTCTAGGTGCAAGTCAAAAGTTTCTACATTCAAGATACTCTAGGTCTCCTGTGAAGTTTAATGTAAAAACAGGAATAAAGTTAAGGTAAATACTGTAGGAGCAACATATGGCAATAAATTTTCCGGCTAACCCTTTAACAAACGATACATTTACCTCTGGAGACACCACCTGGCAATATGACGGAACTGCTTGGAATGTTGTTGAACAGGATTTTGCACGTAATTTATTTGTAAGTTTTAATGCAGATACAGGCGTAGCAAATCCTACACAGGCAAACGACACACTTGTGGTTGCAGGAGGTAGTAATATTACCACCACTGTTACTGGAAAAACTATTACAATAAATGGACAATCGGGCGGCTTAACACAAAATGTTTTTGATACTGTAACTGCTGATGAAGGTTCAACTACTGCTGATAGTATAAATGATACATTAAACATACTAGGAGGAACTAACATTGCTACTAGTATTGCAACAGATACAGACAATGTTACAATTAACCTACAGAGCTTTTCGATAGACTTTCTATCTGACGTTGATACTACTAGCTCACCGCCTTCTACAGGACAAGTATTAAAATGGGACGGAGGAAAATGGGCACCGGGTGCTGATGCTACTACAGGTGGCGCAGGCACAGACGCCGACACACTAGACGGTTTTGACGGTTCATATTATCTTGACTACAATAATTTAAATAACACACCAAGTATACTAACTCTTGCAAGTTTAAGTATTGGTGTTGAAAATACACCAAGTGGTAATGGTGCAATCACATACGATAATACCTCAGGCGTTTTTAAATTTACACCCCCCACAGCCGCAGGTATAGGTGCACTTACTGCTGAAGTAAATGATCTTACTGCGGCAGTAACATGGGCAAATGTTCCAGATGTGAATATTACTGAAAGTTCAGTTACGCAACACCAAGCTGCGTTAAGTGTAACAGAAAGTCAAATAAGTGATTTACAATCTTACCTTACAAGTGTAAGTGCAAGTGACCTAAATAGTATTAGCATTGATGCATTAAGTGATGTTGATACAACAACAGCAGCACCTAGTAATGATCAAGTTTTAGCATGGAACGGCAGTGCATGGGTACCGGCAGATCCTGCAGAAGGTGGTGGTGGCGGAGATGTAAACCAGAACGCATTTTCAAATATTGCAGTTACAGGCCAAAATACTATTGCAGCTGATACAAGCACTGACACTCTCAACATCGTTGGAGGCACTGGTATAAGTGTAACAACCAATGACTTGACTGATACTTTGACTATACAAAGCACTGTCACAACAGGAGCAACGGCATTTACTGGATTAACTGATGTAACCACTGCAGGATTAAATGTTGCCGAAATATATGAACCAGCAATGGTAATGTTTCAAGTAGACAATGATGGTACCACTGCATATACTTTCGCTCCACATTATACCGGCAATAATCCTAACATATATGTTCTTGCAGGGACAACAGTAGCGTTTAATCTTGCGGAGATAAGTGGACATCCATTTGAAATACAAGATCCAACTTCTAGTCCATATAACACAGGATTAGTTCATGTTTCATCTACCGGAACAGTTACCACCGGATCTTCAGCACAAGGACAAGCAGATGGAGTATTATACTGGAGAATTCCAGAAAGTATAAGCGGGACATATAGATATCAGTGTCAAAGTCACTCTGCTATGGTAGGTGGAATTGTCGTTAAAAGATTAAGTGTTATCTAAAATAGATTCTAAATCACGTCTTATATTAGTCATTAATTCTACATTTTGTCGTAAATCTACAGGAGATATTTTACCATACAATTTTATATCATGACCTCTATCGATACTTGCGGCTTCTGTCTCAAAATCTTTTAATAACTTGAGACATTCCTTTTTCTTCTCTCCATCTTGCATACTCTGTATGCGGGTTTGATAACGTCTCAGATCATTTTGATATCTATCAGTCTCGGTTAGTTTCATAAAATATTCCTACTTATAGCAATATAATGATCTGCCTCGTGATAACCGTTGTTACTCTCTGTGATTGTTCCTGCTGGTGATTCACAACTTAAAGAATAAGGAGTATTTACTTTTGTTTCAAAAACATGTCCTGTAGATAATTTCTGTTGATATACTTTTCCATCAGTGGTATCAATCCATCTAACACTAAATTCACCTTCATTTACAAACCATGTTTTTTCAGTTTTTATTTGGTATACAAAATCAGTTTTTTCCGGTTTAGTGAAAACTATAATTTTCGAGCCATAATTATCATTTTTTGACCAGTACAATTCATAACCAAAATGTGTTTGTTCTATATTTTTGTTTTCCATTAGTCTATCAAATCTATAAGTTTAAATACAGTTTCTAGTTTAGCAATATTTGTCTTGTTTGTCAAGGTATTTCTTAATCCTAAATGCAACGGTTTTGGCCAACTACCAAAACTTACCCATGCATAACCGTTGTGTTCAAAGTTTAATTTTGGTATAAACTCATCTTGCACAACACACAGATATGTATGAAAACTAAATTTAGAATCATTTGAAACAAAAGTTTCAAGTGGAATAGTCTTTTTGATGTCAATCACACCAATTTCTTCTTGGATTTCTCTTTTGAGACTTTCCCAAGGCGTTTCCGATTCTTCATTTGTTCCACCAACTAGACCCCATAGATTATTATTTTTTCCTTGTGTCCGATGAAGAAATAAAAATCTTTTTGTAGCCAGGGAGTAAATAATAGCACCACTGCAAATAATTTTATTCATAAAAATAATTATCTTAAAAAACTAATCGCCAGGTGGTATGTGGATATTCACCTTCAAATGATAGCAACCACTCGGTGCCAGTCCACTTATACTGCACACCTGTGTTTAAATTGGTAGTATATGCAGTTGTAGTATAGGTTGATGCATCAAAAACTACACTCCATGCAGTGCCACTCCATTCTACAATGTCATTAGCACTTGCAATAAAGTCAGTACCATCTGCGTTTTTCCATGCATCAGCACCGTCCTCGTTTGACGTATCTCCTATACCTTCATCTAGTAACAGTATGCGTGTTCCTGTTACTTTTAGATTAGTAGGATTAGTTTTAGTAGGATCTATAATATAATCTATTTTGTTCTTATCGCCACTAGGTCCTGTTATTACAGTGTCACTAGGTAAAGTATCTTCATCCCAATTAATGATTAATTCATACTCGTCGTTAGTATTAATAGCTGCAGTTCCTGTAATTTCTCCAGTTGTATCTTTTCGACGCAACTTGATTTGACTGATTCCGGTTTCAAAAGTACCAGGAAATGCCTTAATATATTCTGTCCATGTAACATTATTAAGTATTCCTTTGTCTATCAATCTAACGCTTTGATTCATGACTAGTAAGTCATAGTTTCTATAACTGGTGGTTATTGCTAACCCTTCTTTGTTTTCGCCCTTAATAGTTTTCATATCACCGTAATTTTTTTGTATTTCTCCTGTTGGAGTTATTGTTACTGACGTTTGTATGTCTGCTTCTGGTACTGTTGTATCACCATATGCTTGAAGCTCTGGTTGTGAATTTGATAACTCGATTGTTCCTTTAGTTTCATCATAAATGCTTGTTATAACACTTGTGATAACGCCAAGTCTTTTGACTTTGGTAGGAGGAGAAATGTATATAGGAGTTGTAAATGTAAGAGTTCCAATATCTATTTCACTTTCTGTACCTACTGGAATACTTCTATTGCTGAAATTAATCTGTGTAAGATTTACCACAGATAAACTTGTCCAGTCAATATAATTATCGGTTGTTTGTATTTCTAAACTTGGATTAAAGAGCATAAGTATTTGCTCCATAATTTGGAGTTTTTGATCAGTGTTGCTGCTCCAAATATCAACATTTAAAGTCAGTGTGTAAGGAGTAGGCATAAGCCTCTCTACAGTAAAGTTTTTTCCTTGTGTGTTAAGATATTCTTTGTTTTCAGAATCAAATGCTCGTTCTCTTAAATTTAATTTACTAACATAACTGCTGTCTGATAACCTTGCAGAATCCATTTCTAATCCTGTGATATACACAGCCATTCTAGGAGCACTTGGTATTTTATTTTCACTATTGTCTCTTATGATGTTTGCAACTTGTCTTGTTAGGTCACCATACATCACAGGAACTTGAACAGTTTTGCCGTCACCGTCTTTGTAACTAAAATTACTCATCAATCTTATTATTTGAGTAATATATCTTCTAATTTGTCCGTCGTAAAAATGTAACATTAATTATCTGCCTTTGGACGTAGTGCTTTACTTAAACTCTGTCTTTCTGTAACAGTTTCACCAGCAATTTCATTTGTATTAGTATTATTTACAAATGTGCCTTTAAGGTTACTTCTTGTGTCTGTATTTGATAGATTAAGACGCACAGAGTCTTCTTGTTTAACCCAACGTCGGCCGTCATATCTAAATAGTCTATTTGGCATAAAATCTGTCCTTAAATAAAAATCGCCTTCTACACTGCCAGTGGGAAAACTTATACCATGTCCAAATACTTCTCCGTTAGGAGCTATACCGTCACCTAATAGATATCCTTGATAACCTGATCTTTCAGGAGTTTGCATCACTCTATCGGCAAGTTCATTAGCTGTACTTGCATCTAATTCATTAGTATCAGTGGTTACAAGTTCTACTCTACCGTTATCATCTGTTTGTACAGTAAACAAATGACTGGTGTCATAACCTGATTTGGCCGCATCTGCTTCGGCTTGCTTGACTACAGCATTATTAATTTGCATTTCTGTTTCATATGTAGAAAGTAAGTCTCTTAATGTATTACCTCCTGGATCATCAGCTTCAGCTGGTAAATCAAGTATTTCTTTGTACTCTTGACTATCTACTATTTGTTTCAACTTTAATCTGTAAAGATGTGGGTACCAAGTTGGTGAGAATCCTTCAGATGCTCTGTTAACATCTTCAACTACATAAAACCTTTTGAGAGCAAGGCTTAAATCATTAAGCGCATATTCGTCTTTCAAATGGGGAAGTTCTATTACATCACCTGAAATAATTTTTCTTCCAAGAGTTTTAACACTAGAAGTTATAGGTATAGTCAAAAATAAAGTATCATTACTTAAGAATAATCCAAATTGGCTTAAATTAAAGTCAATATCTTGAACATTATAAATGCCTCTCATTGTGTAAACATCTGGATCATACTTTCTGTCTCTGTTTTCCATAAACAGCATGTCTTGTATATTTGTTTCTTTGACAGCATCGTAACGCGGTTGATCAGCAGTAGCATCTGCTTCGTCTGGGTTTTTTGGTCCTAGATATTTGTGTACAAAAATATCTGTACCACCTACAGTGAACATTTCATAGATTCTTTTGTCTATGAATTCGTAGTCTTTACCCTTTTCTGGTTTATATAAAGATAGTCTTGGCATATACATATTTATCGAACGATAAATACTATTGGAGAAGTTATATGTCATCATTACAAACACAGAAGCAAGAAGTATTCGATTATGTCTATAATATGCTGGGAGGCGGCATGGTAGATGTCGAATTAGATCCTTCTCATTATGAGACTGCACTAACAAAAGCTCTAACAAGATTTAGACAGCGTTCAGACAATTCAGTTGAAGAATCATATATGTTTATGCCAACAATTATAGATCAAAATGAATACACATTACCTAATGAAGTTATAGAAGTACGCAAACTATTTAGAAGAAGCATTGGTTCTCGTACAGGAGGTGGCGACGGCGGCACATTGTTTGAGCCTTTTAATTTAGCCTATACAAATACCTATCTGTTAGCAAGTTCTAATATGGGTGGTTTAGCAACATATGATTTCTTTTCTCAGTATCAAGAATTAGTTGGAAGAATGTTTGGTTCCTTTATTGAATTTAAATGGAACACTGCAAATAAAAAACTTACTCTATTACAAAGACCAAGAGCAGAAGAAAATTTATTGTTATATTGTTACAACTATAGACCAGATAGTGAACTATTGAGTGATTACTTGGCTAAACAATGGTTGAAAGACTATACAGTAGCAACTTGCAAATATATGCTAGGAGAAGCACGGAGTAAATTTGCAACTATTGCAGGTCCACAAGGCGGTGGACAACTCAACGGTGATGCACTTAAAAATGAGGCAGCAGCTGAAATGGAAAAATTAGAGGACGAAGTTTCAAAAGCAGTAGCCGGCGGAACCGGTTACGGATTTTTGATAGGCTGATGGCGGAGTTTAGCCACAAAGAAGCCCATAGGCTTTTTTGGATGGTTAAAGGACACTTCGGCGCCAGCGAAAAGACTATATTAGAATCAGCACCTGGATACTTTAAACGTATGTGGAACAATAACGAAGCATATATGCACGAAGACGGGTTTGAAGAGGCCTATCAAAAAGTACTTGAC